CGTTTGGGTCCAGTCGTTATAGTCAAGAGACCAAGCCCTACCGTGTCCTGGCTTATCCCACAATGACCAGTCCATCGGATTTCTCGCGCCAGTGATTAGGTATTGGGGGCATGAGCAGATTTCCCAATCGGTGCCAAACTTTTTAAACTCTTCATACCAACCAGCATCAAAAATGTGGTAATCGTGCATAAGCACAATGTTTTCGTACTTGGCGTTCTGTACAAGAATATTCTTCTTGCGAGTAATCCATCGTGGCTTGACTGACTCGTCAAAGTCAATCTTTACAATGTCACCACCTTCAATTCCAGTTGAATCACCACCGCCAACAAAAAGGATTTCGTACTCTGGAATCCCAAGACCGCGAATATTTTCAACTATCTGTAGAAGCCTATTTTTGTCTTCGTAAACAGTGATTATCCCAAAGGTCCAGGAAATGTCATGCATTCTCCGCACCTTCTAGTATTGAGCGATAAACATGGTTCCATTCAGGTCCGCGCTTTTCCATGGTGAAAAGATTCTTTACATTCTCAAGATTCTCTTCAACTTCGTCTTTACGCATAACTGGGTCCATTAGTTCTGATAAGTGGTAATCCCACTCGCTCTTGTTCCTTGCGACCCGCCCAACCCCATGACTTGCCATAAATTCATACTCTGGGGACCAAGATGAAATAAAAGGTACGCCAGCAGCGACATATTCAAGTCCCTTAATGAAAGACTTTGCATGATTGAATTGCACATCGTTCAGCGGAACAATCCCAATGTCAATCGGCGCAAATAGTTTTGGATAATCAAGAATCGGCACGAGAGGCATGGTTGTCGTTTTATCTCCGCTAATCCCTAGTTGGTCTGCGGCATGGGCGGCATTTGTTTGTAGGTGCCCAGAATGGTGGAACTTGAGACCATTGCTATTGATAAACGAGCCGACCGAATCCGCTACAGACTCAAGGTCGCTTGAGCGCCACGGGGTAGCCCCAACCCATCCAATCGTCGGCTTATCGACAAAGTTAACTGGCTTTCGCTTCCACCTATCAAGGTCTATGCCATTTCGCACCATAAACACATTGTCATTGAATTTTGAATAGTAGTCACCAAGGAATGGAGTTGAAACTACAATTGCATCAGCAAGAGAGATTATTTTATTGTAGATATCTCGATTGTTCTCTGGACTTTTCTCTGGGTCGGTAACATCGTAAGCACGGTTAGTTTTTTCAAGACCATCGTGCCAGTCATCAATATCGACAACAATAATCTGGCCCATTGCCTTTGCTTTTATCATCTCATCAAGAACCCGCTGATGCATGATGAGTTTAAAAACAATTATGTCCCAGCCATGAATTGCTTTTTCATCCTCAACCATCAATCCAAAACCGAATGATTCGTTGAACCCAGGGAAACCCATTCCAGTTCCCCACTGATATTTCTTGAGTTCTCTTGATGGAAGAAGGCAGCGATACCATCCGCAACCATTTGGCTGAAGCGGCTTTGTTCCCCATGACCAGTCAAAAGTGAGGAATGCAATATTTGGGTTTTTTTCCATTGTGATATTTACCAGTCGTTTGTTCCCGAGTAATTACTATACTAGCAAATTTTATTAGGGGGTAATTGGTTTTAGTAGTTCTTTCCGTCGCCAATCATGCCATCATCGCCCTCAAGATTTCTGTTGGAATAGATTGGATTTTCTGAATCCGTCTTGCTGTTGTGCTTTGAGGCGTAGTTCCAATAATCGTCATAAATTGAGTCAATCCAGTGTGGTTTGCACCAGTCACTCATATCGTCTGGCTCAACAACCTCAATACGAACATTTGAATCTGGACTTCCCTGTGAATAGAACTCCAGATAGGCGTACCTGACCCCGTCAGTAACCTCCCTAACTCCGTGCGATGCAACAAAATTTGTTGGGAATATAACCACATCTCCAGCCTTGGCGGAGACATCTATGTCTAGGTACGGGAAATAAAGTTCCCCACCAGTATAGTTAGTACCGTCTAGTTGTTCTGGTGAATCGACACAGTCGTTTATGTATAACAGCGCAGCAAGACTTTGCCTTGAACCAAGTTGCCCGTATGGGATATATCTCTTTCCTCCAGTGGCCCTGTAGTTTGTGTCATTGTCATTATGCAAACCAAGGAATGTTCCTTTGTCATACCTCAAAATATGACCACGATTGCGCCACCAAAGAGTTCCAAGTACTAGGGGATACTCGTCTATATATCTTATTAAACATTTATAGATTATTCTTTCCCAGTCATGGAAGAGTTGCACCATGTCTTCTTCGGTGTCTGCTTCTACTGGTTGCAAAACCCTAACAGGAACCATCTCTGCCTGTTCAATTGTGAACTTATTCCCGTCTTCATTCTCTGCATACCTGACGCCGTTTTTGTCAGTTTTATACTTCCAGCGTTGTTCGTGAGATTTTTTGCCACGCGCATCTATCCACTTTGAGACCTTCGGCAAGTCAACAGAAAAAACATTGCGGAACCTTATTACTGCCCCACCATGGTCAACAAACTCAAACTTGCTTATCTCATCCATTTCCTCATCGGATAATGGCTTCATTGTCGCGTCGTAGTGAGATTTGTTCATATGTGAACATTATACTTGGAACATGTTCAGATTTGACGAAATACACCCCTATGTCCATGTGTACAAAGGGATGATGAAGAACACAGAATATAGTCACAAAATTTTGAAAAGTTCTGCTGAATCAAATAAGAAGAATTCCTACTTTGGCGAATGGACAGACTGGTTTGTATTTGGAAAATATACAAATATGGAGCGCCACGATGCAATCATAAATGAAGTGTTAGATGATGAAAAAATTCAAGAAATGCGCGTATATGAGGAGATAGTTGATGTCACACATTCTGCCATGGGGCATTATGCTGGATTTTATAAAATCGACTTGCCAGAATCCGCATTTTATACGAACCCAAGCCTCGCATATTATTATGAGAATGTAAGTGTTTCAAATTGGGGAAATGGCAGAACAATGGACTACCATACCGATTTTGTACTCCCTGAATGGTATTGGCCTGGGGAGAAATTCCTTATTACATGTACAAACTATATAAATGACGACTATGACGGCGGAGAAATAGAATTTCTAATTGATGACAAAATTATCCTTTACAAACCAGAGGCTGGTGATGTGCTTGTATTCCCGTCTGGCTCCCCATTATTTCCTGGGAAAGTTCCGTACTATCACGGCGTAAGGGATATAACGATGGGAACTAAATACCTAGTTCGCACATACATTAAGTATATTTCTGAAGCAACCAGCGAATGGATTGAAGGACAAAAACAATACGGTGAAAAAGAATGGCCATTAATTGCTCAACAAAAGGCAAGGAGCACCACGAGCGTATCTATAGACAAAGAAACTGGCATTATCAGATACCCAGATTACAGTTATTTATTCGACAAATAATTACTGGTTTAAATAATTGTCAATTTCTTTTGAAATTGCCTCAATAGAAATATCAATCCCAATTCTCTGGTACTTATTCGGCCAACGAGTATCGTTTGGCTGCATCGCTACCTCATCGCCGTTTGCCTCGAGTCCTGGGTTATGGTCTCTACGCCCATCTTCTTTATATTTTTCCTGAACCCACGGGAATGTGTTTCCGTACTGGTCTCTTTCTCCAAGAAGAAATCCGTTTGCAAATCGCTTTACTTTTGTTCCAGTTTTATCAATTAGAAACTTTTCAAAGTTTCCTCTAACTGGGGAGTGCGTTTTAAATCCTAGACTTTTTGGATTTTTTGATTCTGCGTAAGACCATGGAATATCCTCGTCGTGGTAGGGGATACCATTTGCATCAACATCTGCCTTATATGCACCAGTAAGGTAACTCCACAGTTCATGTTGTTCTTGTTCTTTTACTGCGCCAGGGACATAGTCGGCATTGTATTTATGCTTATCAAATCTTCCATTTGTCAATTCAGAAAATTCAAAAGTAACTCCAAAATTTTCTTCGGCATACTTTTTGGACAGCATTCCTGGCGTTATATCAAGGCCTTCTCGCTCGATATAAGCGGCTAACCCATCCTGAAATTCTGCATAACCGTGACACACAAAGTCATCAACCACTATCGCTAGAATATTAAAATCTTCTACGCCTTTATACTTCTGGTTTAGTTGCTCCAAAACTCCATGCTGTGGTATGTTTCCACATCCAGCAGCAACATTGAAAATCAGTGTCACTTTTCCGCGCATTTTTTCAAGGATGTTTTGCTGTTTTCCGTCTGCCGATGTTACGCTCAAATCATATATTGATATGGGCATAATTTCCTCAAGCATACTAATTTCAATAACAGCAGACTTATTTTCATCTGTTATCATTTCTGGAATATAGTGTGTTGTGGTCATGTGTATAGCGTACCTTAAATATATGGAATATGTGCTAATCATATCATAGGCATAATTTGCAGAGGGAAGAATGAGACAGGTTACAAAAATTGGGGCAGAAGACTCTTTGATATACATTGTCAAAGAACTTTTTACAAAATCCGAAGCATATGAAATGCTAGAAAAACTGCTAAGCGATAAGAGCCTTTTGCGTCATGCCAGCCAGGAATCTGGGGGTTTTGACACAATAAACATATTTGGCAATAATGTTGCAATTTGTCAAGAAATAATTACAAGGCTAGAGGATGTCCTGACAGATACATTCGGGGGTATATTCTTGCCCATCACACTCCCAGACTCAAGAACATCTATAAAAATTCAAAGGGAAGGCGAGAGCCACAGGCTTCATAGCGACTCTGGCATTTCAACATGGTCTGGAGACACCGAGGGTGAGCAACTGCTTTTTTCTGCTGTTGTATCTCTGTCTGACAACTACGATGGAGGCGAAACGCAATTCCCTTACGATGATGTAAAGGTCAGGCTTGACGCGGGCTCGGCAATTATTTACTCATCGGTTGGGCACGCACATATGGTAACAGAAGTTACAGAGGGTAAAAGGTATACATTTTTAACCTTTTGGGAAAAAATTAATTAATCTGACCGATTGGAATACTGTCAAAGTCAAAACCATTTATTGACAGAATATCGCTCTCAAGATTTACTAGCAGTTTTGACTTATCCGCATTATTGCCGTGTCCAAACCAACTCAGGTACGAGTATCTTGTCCCAGATGATACTGGCAGGACTTCGTGTGCACCAGTAAAATTTGATGGGTACATTGTTATTGTCCCAATCTTTGCTTTTGTCTTAATTCCCCACATTTTAAAAAATAGTTCTCCTCCTTCATATGTGTCATTAAGAGCCATAGTTGCCGTAACAGTGTTATACAGAGGCGATAAAGATATCGGAGTAATTCCATCTTTTTCATACGGTATTCCGCAATCAGAATGATGCCCTATGTACTGTCCTGGTTCGTACTTGACGATATGACCGTCAGTCCTAAAAGTCAATTCACTCATAGAAGAAGGGAACAATTTTACATAATGGACTAATGCTAAATAGATAGATTCATCAATTTTCTCTTTAAGTTTCTTGTCTGATTCCAGTGCTCCAGGGTAGTCGAACCTGTCGAACCGAGTTGGCCTTGTGTCGTATGAATCTTTTGAAAATTCATATCCTCCAGCATTACGCTCTGTACTCTCGTCGATTTCAGTATATTGCTGTGGGCGATGTCCAGATTCAACCCTTGAAATCCACTCTAATGTTGAATCATTTTCTATATTGAGAATACCGCTAAACGAAACAACGCCATTTCCGAAATGATTAATAATCACGAATGCATGCTCTCAACCAAAGCAACAGCGTGCCGAGGGGCGTCTTGACCCATAGAGTCCAGTAGTTTTTTAAAATCTTTTCTGAGGTTTGTCATATACACATTTGTTGCATATCTTGCTGAGTCTGGATTTTTTTCTGGGTCTTCTACTGATTCATTGTAATCAGTATTTGGGCTTCCATGGGAATACCATCCAAGATATGTGTACCTGCTGCCAGAGATAATCGGCCGCACTTCATGGGCTGCCATGTAGTTTGACGGGAACATCAAAATGTCTCCAACCTTTGGAGTGTATTCTATATCTAAATAATTAAAGTAGTGCTGGCCGCCCTCAAAGTTATCGTTTAGATAAACAATGCACGACACGGTATTGCGAGTTGCAAGTTGGTCAACTGGGTGCGGGAAACCATAAGAGTAATCTGCGCTCGTATCTGAATGGCTGCCAAGAAAAGTTCCACCGTGCTCAGACGAATAAGAAACAATGTGGCCCTTTACCTTCCACCAGACATTTTTATAAGCGATAGGAAATAGCAAGAAATACTTTAGTAGGTATTTATCCTTTGACTCTTCCATGAAATTAAGAAACTCGATTACGCCCTTATCCTCATTTCGATGTATTTTGGAGCCTCTCCTAGGCATATTCCTAACTCCATCTGCATCAAAATAGTAACCGCTCTTATTTAGAAATGCTGCCTTTCCAGTCTCTGGGTCTATTGCCTCGGTGTACATTTCCTTTTGTTCATCGCTTACTTGTTTTTCAGATACATCGCACGCCCAAACAGAATCAAAAGTTATTGCATTCTCAAATAGGACTACTCCGCTTCCGAGGTGTTTTGCCTTTGAGTCATTAAATACAAAATTCATACTTTTTCAAACCTCACTATGTCCGCCAGTTCACTGTATGAGTCTACATTCCACATTCTCGTACTCGACAGGTCAACACCTTTAATTGTTTCATTGAGTACAAGTTCCTCAATTCTTTCACTATATTTTTCGTCAGTAAAGCATTCTCTTTTGACGCTGATAAATGCTACACCGCCGCTTTTTAGAACAGATATAACAGAATCTAGTTCGCTTACACCAGCGTGCAGTTTTGTAAAAAGACCAGCAGAAATGGCGACATCATAATTTCCACTTAGAGATGAATCAATTTTTTTTATGTTTCCCTCTATGAGGTTGTCGTATATAAGTGTTTTTTGAGATTTTACTTCTGACTTCTTAAGCATTTTTGTCGAAATATCGAATCCGTCAATTTGCATTTGCGAGCCAAGTCTCCGCAAATTTATTCCTACCTCGCCAGTGCCACAGCCAAAATCAATGCACTTCAAACCAGGACCAGGACCAATAAACCCATGAGCATTTTCAGCCATCCGCTTGCCAAGAATATAAAGAGTTTCAAAAATGAAATAGTCATATCCATCGGCTTTTTCGTCATAGTATTTTTTTATATAGTCGTCACCATCACTGAGGTTGCTGCTTATTAGGTCGTATGTTTTTTGTACATCAATTGGAATATTCATTTTTCCTCAAAATTTATGTATGAATTCTACAAAATCCTCATCGGTGTCACCAAGATTTTCAAACTCTATGATACCCATTTGCTCGTACTTCCGCCTCAGCCATTTATTATTTCTGTCCAAAAGCCCTAGTTTTGCCACATTTGGGACAATCTTTGCAGCAAGCATTTTTCTTATCCATGCTTGGGCTGGGTCGTTAAGAAGGTATGGGGCGATGTCTTTTGTCTTGACTCCCATTTTTTCATACACTTCCTGCTGCAGCATTCTTTCACCGAGTTTTACTGTTGCCTCAAATGTGAATTTCTGACGCTCCATTATTTCGGCATCGGTCATCTGTGAATACACTTCCTTGAGTGTTAATACACCAAAAGACACATGGCGCGCTTCGTCTGCCATTACGCTTCTTAGCAAATGCTTTAGCAATGGCTCGTCTGTAAGTTCTCGCATGTATGCCATTGATGCAAGACCAAGACCTTCAACCATTATTTGCATACCTAGGTATGTCATATCCCAGCGATTATCTGCAATGGTGTCATCAACAAGGCTCTGAATGTGCCAATTGAACGGGAGAACCCCTCCAAGTTTTTCTATTGCGTACCTAGAAAAAACCTCTGTATGCCTTGCCTCATCCATCACCTGCGTAGAGGCGTACAGTTTTCCGTCATACCATGGACATGTCATTACTATCTTTGACGAGCACATCAGCGCGGCTTGTTCCCCATGGATGAACTGGGAGATTAACCATCTCCTGCTTTCAACGCCAAATTCAAGCCATTCTTTTTCTTGCCATTTTTCTATGGGGCTTCCAGCATATGCAGACATATCTCTGCTTGTCCCAAAGTTTCTATAGTCATTAACTACTGATTTTTCTACATCTACATCAATGGACCAATCAAGGTCGGACTCACCATTCCATTGACTTGTTTTTGCTTTTTCGTAAATCTTCCTCAGACCTTCGCGCTGACGGGAGTAATCCCATGTAAAGATGGAATCATAGTTTGCTTTTACAATGTGATATATTTCGTTTGGGTCAGAAGATGGAGCATTAATTACCGCATCTGGGTCATGTATATATATGTTCCCGTCCAGATGCTTGAATGTTTCTTTTGTTACAGTCATAAAAACATAGTACTACACAATCAGCACGCGTCAAACAAATTACTTTAGGTGGTCTTTTTCTCTGCTTTTAAAACTAACCTTTCCCTGCGGGATTAAGTCGCTATTTTGATATTTTGAATCTAGGTGTGATTCATAGTCTTCAATAATGGTATTAAGCCACCACTGGCCCTCATTTTTATAGTATTCGTCTGGGACCATTGGGCATATCCCCTTATCCCTATCTTCAGAGCCCTGAGCAAACCAACTTAGATACGAGTACCTTGAGCCCCTTGTAACTTCATGTATTTCATGCGCTCCAAGATACCCTGCTGGCATAAGAAGGACATCTCCCTTTCTTGGGGTTATATCTATGTCAAAATACGGGATTGTCATGTGCCCACCAGAAAACGAGTGTTCCACAGAGTCATCTTCAGTTGAGTCATTAAAGTACAAGAGAGCAGACAGGACATTCCTTGTCGCATGCTCTGTGGACGGAATAGCCCCATACCTATAATTGACATCATTATCGCAGTGGAATCCAAGGCTTGCGCCTTCGTCGTAGCACAGAACATGACCAGTTGAGCGCCACCAGAGGCATTGTAGTATCGCTGGGAAAATCTCTATGTATTCGAGGAGGCATGCATAGATTGCCAAATCGCATTCTTTAAAAAATGGATTAGTCAGTTTCTGGATTCTTACTGGTGCTTTTGACATTGAATCAAGGTCATATATAAATCCGCCCTTATTTACTGCATGAAGTGGGGCGCCACTATCGTCGTAGACAATCTCAAAATTCTCTTTGCGCCATTCATCCTTGAGGCTAGATAATTCTTTTAGCAAAGAATCTTGTGGGACATCCAGAACATTCCTAAAGAGGACAGTTCCACCACCAAGATGCTCTGGCTTGATATTAAACATATTCATAACCTATCATGATTTGTGCATAGCGTTTTTTATTGCCTCTATTACAGTCATAACAGAACCAGTTGATGCTGGCTCTGTTGCCAGTGGCATATCTCTCCAACTGAATCTAGCGATGCTTTGACCGTTTTGATTTATGACAAACTTTTCGTAGTTGTTTGGGATTCTATACATTGCTTGCCCAGCCTTATTTTGGCCCTCCATGGCAGCGCTTGATGTGTCTGCTGGGTTGTCATCTACTAGCCGCCTCTCTGGGCCCTTAAGGAATGTAAATACCTCATGCTCATTTTCACCATTAACTTCAATTTTTTCAGATATTGGAAAGGTGACAAATGGGTAATACTTTTTAATAAACCTATCAATCCCTGCATTATCAAGTGGCTCCATTCCGTTAAATTGGTTACACGGAAATCCTACGACACTGAAGTTTTCAAACATTTGGTGCAACTGTTGCAGTTCCCACAATTGCTTCGATGTCCTGGCGTGTGACCAAAGTTTGCTGCACTTTGGCTCATACCCAGCCTTTGAAGCAATATTCACAAATAGGCATACTTTTCCATCTAACCTAGACAATAAATCATTTGAGCCATCAATAGAATTTATTTTTATTGAGTAAATTGAGTTCATAAAAACACTCCAGCAATCTTGTATCCAGGATATTGATTAATTTGCAAAACTCCATTTGCTGTTTTTCTCTGATTATCAATATCAAGGTCAATAGATATTGAGGCATCAATTGGGATATTTGTCATAAAACTACATTTAAATTTATTGTCTCCCAAAAAATAATCAGATGCTTTGACATAGCCTTTTTCATTGAAAATTTCTACGCACTGCTCATCTTCTAAAACCCCAATAGTGTATCCCTCTTGTCCCCATGGAGTTTCAACATTTGCCAGGCATGCGAAACTATATTCCTTGAGTTTTTTGGTTTCGTCAACATAGTCAATTCTTGAGTATGCACTCCAGTCTTGGCTTGGAGTTTCATCTGGATTTTTTGGCCAAAAATTTGCACTTATAACTACCCGTTCCTCAAATTGATTTTGATGCCTATTTGTCATGTGCATCAAATAAGAATTGAACATTACTAAATCTCCAGTTTCTGGAGTTATGGAAATACTCTGTTCCAGGGTGTTGCATGCATCAACCATGAATATCAATTCTGCACTTCCAGTTGGGGCAGATGGGTAATACGCAATTGAAAAATAATCTTTCTGATTTAAATATGTATTGGATTTGTGTGAATGGGCAGCAACTGATTGTCCGTCTTTTAGCGTCAGAGTCCATATTTCTGACAAAATCATTTCTCTGCCAGTTAACTGACTGACTTTTTCAGTGAGAACATTGATTAATTTCTCTGACTCTGGCTTTCCAAATGGGTATCTTTGGTCTTCATAATATGTATGGTTTTTGTTTCTAAAGAAATGCTCCTCTATCACGCCATCGGAAGAACGGATTTCATCTATCAACTTAAGATTATCAATACCAAGTATCTTTGTTTTTTTTACATCAATAGATAAAAGGTTAATATTTTCAACTTCACTCATATACAAATTCACCTCTTTGTAGGGCCGTTGGAGGATTATCCTTATGCCACAAATTTGTAACCATAACCTGCCTGATTCCGCTATTTGCTGGGGTTGTTCCATGAACAACATGACCAGTATCAAAAATAATCAATCTATTTCCCTTGTATGCAATTCTCTCTCGCTCTTCGACTGGGACAAGGAGTGGTTCTATGCTTTCTGCCTCGATTGCTCCCTTTGTGCCATCTTGCAAGATTGCCTTATTGTATATTTCGACAAATCCCCCATCGTGATTGTCTGAACCGTAGAATACCGAACCCATTAATGGACCACTAAAAATCTTTGAATCTGCATATAGGAATGTGTCCTCATCAACATGAACATCGAGGTATTGTCCTGGAAGATAGGTTCTTGTCCAGTATTCAATACCGAGAACTTCCTCTTTTGGACACGGAAGATTATTGGTCCAAATTGCCTGAACAACTTCTTTCCTCAATGTATTTGCTGGAGACTTCCACCAGCCGTCCCAGAACATATACGGCGCGTAGCAACTTGCCTGTTCGTAGTGGTAAGAGTTTAACTCTGTCGCTATTTTTTCTCCGCTTCCCATTGATTCTGGGAAAAATGAATCATCTTCAAGCACCCTGGCATATAGTTCTTTCCCAAGCCAGTTATCAGCGATAAACATTGTTTTTGCCCTTTACGACAACTGTGACACCGTAGAAAATTGGTATATGGTAAACGCGGCAATCCTTTAGTCTTTTCAACTCTTCGTGATATAGGGATACTGGTGAAGCATCTGCACTATTTTGATATAGGAATACGCTGTCAGAAGAATTCTGAATTATCAATACGCCATTATCGTTCAATTTATCAATAAATAAATCAACATCAATAAAGGCATTTTCCATGTCCTGCGACCAGCCAATAATCATGTCAAACTTATCTTCACCGTCAATAAACTCGCTTTGATTGATTACACTGTAGTCAATTGGCGTCTCATCTTTTTGGAACAACTCATACAATGCTAACTTTTTATTATTCAGAAAAAATATGTCTGAGCCGTATATGTCTTGAAATGGCTTAAGCCTGAATCTATCCAGCCCTCCAGATAGGGCAAGAACCCTCTTCTTGGGGCTTATGTCCATAATCATTTGAATCATTAATATCGGCATCCACTGAGATTGCCCATATGAATCTGCAAGGTTTGGCCTTGGGTAGTGAATAACAAATTCGTAATCTGAAGCACCACCAGTTGCTATATTTCTTCTATCAATACCTATCTGTTCAAATAAATATTTTGAAATACTTACGGATTCTGGTCCGTCAACTTTTGTTGAATTATGTGCAAAAGACTTCCAGTCTGTATGCCAATTAGTAAAATCAAATGCCCTAAACGGGGCAAGCGCGTTATCAGACATTTGTCCCACCTTCATACTGCGAAAACTGCACATTAAACCATCCTCGGCGTATATTCCGTGTCAGGAGTATATTTTGTTTTTTCATGTAAGACTGCACAGCGGCGCTTTCAGACATGTCGTGTTTATATATATACATGTCGCGAATAGCGTTAATTGCATCGTCTATCGACACGGATTCAAACTCGCTTCTTTCATAACCCAAAACATACAAAAGAGACGCAAGATTCTTGGAGCAGAATTCTAAATCCGAAATCCTGTCATACTGATTTGTCATTGGTTTCCCTTATCTATCGTAAAAAATCCAGCCGACATAAACCTATTGCCAGATAGCACTTTACCTACACTATGCGCAGCATCTTCGTGCGGCGAATTTGAAACCAATAACATTGAATTGGCCACGGGCTTGTATGTGATGCCCATTGCTGGAATCGTGTACTCCCCTCCAGAATAGTCATCATTTATATAATAAACAGTCGAATAATCAGTTTGTGGATACCCATCCATTCCATACTGAAATCCGTCGCAGTGAAGCCTCAGCGACTTTCCCTCCCCATACATTGACAGGTATGGGCCAAACTCCCAAACAGTCTTATCTCCGAAAATTTCAAAGATTATTTCTTGAGATTTGTCTAAAACTTTTGAGAGCAAGTTCTTTATATTTTCGTCAATTGGTCTATGCATTAATGTCTGCCAGTCAGTCTCATTACCCATGCTTTCTGGGTATGGTTCTGGCTTTTGCTTTGTTCTAATCAGTTGATATTCTTCATCTTCTAGTATAAAACAACGCTCATATTCAATGTGATTAAGCCTTGAGTGTTTTACCTTTTTAAATCTTATTGGGCTATCGCCAGAACCAAGATAATCGAAGTCATGCTCCATTTTCTCTGCATAATCTTTTATCTGCTTCCACTCAAAATCTTCAAGATAATTAGTAAATAGCAATACCTGTGGATTATTTGTCGCCATCTTTTTTCTCTTCAAACATTGCAACTCCTTGGCACATGCTGACTGGCTTTCCAGCGACATAGTAAATCCCAGTGGAAGAATCCCATTCAATTACTTCGTTATCCCAGTCTGGAAGGTCAGTTACTGATTCGCCTTTTCGCAGCCCCATATCGAATTCGTTTCCACCATCAATGCTGCTCATTTTGGCTCCCTAAAATTTTATTCAGGCTTGTTGCTTCATGCTGCAAGACCGCATACGCAAAGAATAACACATCCGATTCTTGGTAAGGATTTTTTTCTGATGGGTCAAAAGTATTGATATCAATGCCCAGGATTGATGAAAGTGTGGCTATTGATTTAGAAAGAAAAAATACTGCTTCGTCAATTGCTTTTTGCTCGTCAAATTTTCCAAGTTTCATTTCAGTCTCCAGTTGGCTCGTTTAATTTTGGAAGCCCGACGAATGCTGGGCCAATGCGATTTCCATCAGCGTCAAGTCCAGTTCTAATTCCTTTGGTCCATGTCCATGGGTTCTCTTGATTGTTTTTCATCTTGGCATCGCCGTATTTCTGCCTTGCTTCCATCAAATCTGGCTTATCCCACAAATTTTCTACTACAAATTCAGTACTTTCATGAATAGAACTATCGAACATTGAGAAAAACATAAAAGGCATTCCAGCCTCAAAAACTACAGGCTCGCCAATCTTTGTAATCATCCAATTCATCTGGAACTCATCTGGCCACCAACTACTCGGAATAATTGCATTCAATGGAGCGGCACCGTCAACCATGTAATTTGGAGAGCCACCAATCCATGTCTCGTATCCATCTTCTGTTCCAAATGCCCACCCAGTAGAGAATGAAACCATTCCAATAATTCCGCCGTATGCAATTTGACGACCCTCATATTCGGCACCAGAAATAATGGTCGGTGTTGTATTTCCTCCATCCCACTGAACAACAACATCTTGCTGTAGAACTAACTCCCAGCCATAGACATTTGCATATGTCATTGGCAGACACTGATATGCGTGCTTGTTGTGTGTGTCATCCATCCACTCGCGCTTTATGCGTGACTGCTTTATTTCTGGTGGATTTTGGGTCATTTTTGTTAGTGTAAATTTTGGCATATGTGGATTATACAGGGCTATTCATAATTTTACAAACTAGAATATTCCTCGTAAGAAAGTAAAAAAATAGTAATTAAATACCTTTCTTGCTCGCTGCCATACATCGACACGAAGTGCGGCAAATCTCCCCTATGAAGAACTAGCAGTCCTGGCTCTGGCTTTACGGCTATCCCTAGAGAAGGGTAGACAAGATACCCACCCTCGTAATCATTGTTTAAATATAATATAAGACCATATTGAATCGATTCTAGGCCTTCAGCATCACTATGCAGGTCAACACCGAATCCTCCAGACGAGCGCTGAATTGCTCCATTCGTCTTAAGGACACAAGGCTCACCAGCGAAAAAATTCACTATAGATTTATATATATCTTCAAGTATTTGGTTTTCTGGGATAAATTCCATCAACTCATTCCTGTCACCAATCCAAGAATTTTTTTCAGAACGGCAAATGGAGACCAGTTTTTTGCATTGCTCAGAATCCATAAAATTCGGAAATTCTAATACGGTTACAGTATTTTTATCCAACAGCACACTAAATAGTATAGGCTGTTATTTTATCGTTACCAATGAAAGGCAAGCGATGTACTGGAACGGCCCTGGAAGCGAAATACCACAGACCATAAATTATGGAAAATCAAACTCAATGGAGGGGCAAGACCAATGGGTATTAAATTCGCTATCTGGCAAGAGGGAAGGCACATATGTTGAGATAGGCGGTGGCCATCCAGTAATTGGTAACAACACATACCTTCTTGAAAGTGAGTTCAACTGGCGCGGAGTATCAATCGAGATAGATGATGAAATGTCAGCGCTATATAACGATACTAGAGAAAATCCATGTATCAATCATGACGCAATTACATTTGATTACAGAGAATACTTTGCCGCCAATAATTTTCCAAAGCAGATTGACTATCTGCAAATAGACATCGATGACCAGCCAAAGCAGGCAAACTTGCTTGGTCTTATCGCTCTTCCACTCTCAGAGTATAGATTTTCTTTGATGACCATTGAACATGGGGTAATAACAGACTACAGGATGACCGAGTTAAGAAGTGCCCAAAGGTTGATACTTAGTTCTTTTGGTTATAGATTAATTGTTCAGGGTGTCAATGAGGACTGGTGGGTTGACACAAGCGTGATACCGTACGATAAATACGGGTATTCTTTCCGAATCGGATAAACGATTATCGCCCTGCGATTTCTAGCACTTTTGACTTTGCGCTCTTTTCGCAAATAACAAACTTCCAAAACTTATCGCAAAAGATTGAAATAAGTTCTTCTGATTTTTCCCCGTGGAGATACATTGTCCGTGGTTCAAAGTTTAAGAATTCAGGATTATCCGCATTGGGTATCTCTTTATGCTCCGATGTCGGCCAAGCGCGAAGTGCTGCGTCCACATAGCAAACACCAGAATTTTTGAAATTTGATTCAATCCAGTCAATATCATTTTTTTGCAGACCATTGAAATCTACATATATTCCGTCAAAATTCAAAGCAACTGCCATTTCGGAAAAATCTCTCCAAGCGCTAGTCCTAAGAATGCAAAAAACAAAATCGGATAATTTGAACAGTTCTTCATAGTCATTAACTATGTTGATTTTTAAGCGTTCTGCATTTTTAATTGTTTCTTCGGAACGCTCACTTATGACAGCAAAGATTTTATTGTCGCTACTTGACAATGACTCAATCAGAGTTGAGCCCATAGAGCCAACTGAGATTATTCCTATACTTGCCATTTATGAACCCTACTGACCGTACATATAGTGTTCTGGCTTATGGGTCCTATCGTTATAGTCGAACATTGTTACAGCAGCGTATTTAACGCCTCTTGTTACTGGCTTTGACGCATGAGCATAAATGAATGTAGATGGGAACAGAATGATGTCTCCATATTCTGGCTTAATCGTAATATCCAAATACGGGAACCAAAGTTCACCACCATCGTAATCATCATTTAGGTACATGACAGACGATACGGTGCAGTTGTAGGAAAATCCGTGGTCTGTATGAACAGCAAAATGCTGCCCAACTCCGTACCTCACATAATTAATGGCTTCCATAAATTCCATGTTTATGTTGTAGCGGCTTTGATAGTCCTGAAGGCAAATTCTAAGACCAGTGTTTGTATCGTTATAGATACTCTTCAACTCTGAAAATTGAGGAGGACAATGATTCAGGTGCTCTGTCCCAATTTTGCAATCGACGCAATCCCGATATTCTGGCATTTTTACAGAATCTCCGACAAGAGCATCCATCCACATGAAGGGTGGGGTTTCACTTGAACCAATTGTATTTTCTAGTCTTTCAACTAGATTGAGTTCTTTCGGGAGTGCATTTTTATAAAGAATAATTCCGAATTTGGGGTCATTGATATATGTGCTAATCATGTTTTAATCATACCAACTATTCTGTTAAGCGAAAACTTATTTAAGCAAATACTTATCGGTTTTTGGAATATGCAACATTCCAATCATGCCAAGTTCCTTGGAGAGTGTATTTATTGCATGGATTACTCCAAGTTCTTCTGGTATCCCCAACTCCTCTCTTATTTGAGGTAGTTTGCCATCTACGATTTCTGTCCAGACTGCTACTATCGCTTCTGCCCCAGTCATGCCCATATGGTGATACCTATCGGCAATTAAATTCAACAAAGTTTTATCAGACCACTGCTCTGAGGTGCTTTCCTTATTATCATCATTTTGATTATTTGGAATCAATTTACAAACTCCTCGACTGTATAAAATGCTGGCGTGGTAAATCTATCACCTGATGTAACCATTTTTACCCCGTGAAGGTAGTTGATGTCTCCTGGATGCAGAACAGCGAGTCCAGGTTCAGGCTTAATAACCAAGTCATGGTCTGGGTAATATAACTCTCCGCCATCAAAGTCGTCATTATAATAAAACAAAGAGTTTATATCATAATCTGGGAAAGGGTTTGGGGAGCCATCTTCTAACTGCTTATCGGCATGCGGCCTTTGCTCAATCCCCTCAAACCACCTAATGATGCACGGCGGCCTATTGGATACTCGGCACGAAAAAGCAGAATTGATGTACTGTGCCATTTTTTCAATGTATGAGTTTATAAGCGAATATATATCTGGACCAATTCGCTCTAGTATGTCATGGCTGCACTGCCTGTCATTCCAATAAGAGGCGTTATATATACATGTTCCGTTTTCGTCGTACCTATCGGTATCATCCTGGTTCGACCACTCTTTTATGTTTCTTGCAAACATTGATATTTTTTTTACATCATCAGAATCAATAAAATTTTTGATTATGTGTATGTTGTCAGTGCTATTCCCGAAATGCCCTGGCTTGACTTTCCATGGTCCAATATTCTCACTCATGATAATTCCCTGCAACATAGAATAGGCCGTTTTCGTACCCGAGCCTAGGATTGTTCTTTCCAGATAAACATGTTAGCGCTTCTTTATCATCTATAAACTCGAAGTGCCCGAATATAACTTCTCTGCCAATTTCCCAGTCCACAACTTTTCCTCCGCGGTGTATGCTATGGCCATGCCATATTAAAACATCTCCGCGCTTGCCCTCAAAAATATATGGGTCAATACCAGAATTCATGACTAGTTCTTCGTTGTAATTGTAACAAGATTCAAAATCGCTCTGACAATTTACTTGGTTTATAATATTGCTATCTCTTTTAAATTTGTGAGACCCTGGAACAATCTCGAATGGCCCGCATTTTATATCAACATCGCTCAAAGCGACATGAACACCGAGAGACATATTTTCTTCAAAATCTATTGCTCTCAGGTCATCGCTATGCCATTTGATTCCAGATGTGCCAATCCGTGCTTCTGTCATATTCAATGCATAGTGTTTGTTAAAAAATTTTAGGTACTTATATATTTCGCTAGAGCAAAGAATATCCCGTATTTCTTCGCTCCTTGTATACTCATCCCTTTTTATATATGTTGGATAAAACTGTATTTTTTCCTCTAATTTAGAATCAATGGGACGATGTTTATCCAGAAATGCATTGATTTTATCGTCCGATATTAAATTTCTTAATACAACAAAACCGTCTTTCCAGTATCGTTCAAGAAATTCTGCTTCATCCATAGCAGGATAAATTGTATCTATTTAAAACGAGGTGGGAAGAATGGCGGGAACCGTGGAGGGAAGTATGGGGGGAAGAAAGGTGGAAAGAACGGTGGGAAAAATGGAGGGAAGAACGGTGGGAAATAAGGCGGGAAGAAGGGTGGGAAAAACGGCGGAAAGTATGGAGGGAAAAATGGCGGGAAGAAGGGTGGGAAGTACGGTGGAAAGAACGGTGGGAAAAATGGAGGGAAATAAGGAGGGGCAACGGGGGTAACTGAGTTTGATGCTGATGAATAAGCACTATTTCCGTATGAACTTTCTGCTCTTACGGTAAATGTATAGGCAGTTCCGTTCGTGAGTCCAGTCACAAGTATTGATGTGACATTGACTCCAGTTGCTTCTATGCCGCCAGGGCTTGATACAGCCCTATATGTAACTCCAGCAGCGCCAGCAGTCCCAGCAGCGCCCTGAGTAAAGGTTACTGTTGCTTCGGCATTCCCAGCAGTTGCCGTTCCAATCGTTGGGGCTGAAGGCGGTGTACCCATAACAAGAGAAGTACTCGAAGATGATGCAACAGATTCAACACCACTTGAAGATATGGCAGTAACAGTAAAAGTTACCGTGCTACCAGAAGTCAATCCAGTTACAACTATGGGGCTCGAACTACCAATTGCTGATTGTCCAGAACTTGCTGTTGCCCTATAGGTGATTGTTCCTTTACCTATGTAGGTAGGAGCCGTAAAGGCAACAGATGCAGAAGTACCTGAAGCAAGCGTGGGCGTACCAATCGTTGGTACTCCTGGAATTTTGCCGCCTGAATCCTTTGTTGCCATAAATTATGCCGAAATGTCTCCGACCAATACCCATGTATTGGTTTGTCGTTTGATGAGCGTAGCATAAGACCACTGAGCGCGCATCTTAAGCCCTGGAGTGGCGTTGATGGTCACCCCTGCGCCAGCGACAATGGTTGTTTGTCCAGTGGATACCTGAAGAATATTTATCTGCGAACCAATGGGGAAATTGACCGATGATTCTGGCGGCACTGTCAGGTTATTTGCAGAGCCAACTCCCATTTCCACAACCTTGTTTTTGTCAGCCAACACAAGTGTGTAGGAAGCAGTCTGTTCATTTATTGAAACATCACCAGACAAGCCGCCGCTTAGGGTGATGTTAAATACATCTTTTCCACCACTCGCCCCAGATGAATTATCAACATTTACGGTTAAGTTTCCTCCACCTCCTGAATCAAATGCTGTTATGGTTCCTTCATAATAAACGCTTGGGTCTGTCGCCCATACCGCACGAACCCTTGAACCAACTATATATGCGGTTCCAGTTATGTCAACACTAAATGGTGTTGAGCCAAATGTGTATGCTGTGTCATAGAACTGGCTTGAAGGGGTTGTTAGTGTTGGAAAACCCAATCCAGTCGCACCAGTCGCACCAGTCGCACCAGTTTCACCAGGAGCACCAGGAGCGCCTGCTTCACCAGCAGCACCATTCATGCCGTTCTCACCAGCAGGACCAGGAGCGCCTGCTTCACCAGCAGGACCAGCAGGTCCAACAACTAGTGATGGGACCCAAGCGGTTCCATCCCATTGAAGAACCTCGCCAACTGATGGAGCCGATGCAGAAACATTAGAAATATCATCTAATACAGATGTAGTTCCATTAAGGAAGTATGTAGCATCCTGACCATCAAGTTTGTCTGCATTGAGGTTAGTAACAACAGTGCTGGAAGAAACCGACAATGGAGCCGTTCCTGTTGCAATAGTGCTTTCAAAGTATTCAGCAACCACTGGAGCCGCTGAATATGATGCGTCAGCAGTATCAATTGGGTGGACTGGCTCTGGCACATAAGAATCAAAGAACTTCCACTTGCCATCTGTGGCATCGCGGAAAACCCCAGAGTGATGGTATGTCCCGTCGTTGTAGTTTCCAGCGATTCCAAAGTCAGTGTTTGCAACACTCCCAGAACTTGCCAAATAGATGAATGGGTCATCAATCTGCAAACTTGTCTGGTTTTCTGTAACTACAGAACCACTTACATAAATGTTCTGACCAACAATCAAACTTCCAGTTGTTTCAACCTGAGCAAAAACTACGCTTGAAGATGTTGCAACTGGTTGACCAATTGCAACCGTTGGACTTGAGCCCTCACCAGGTGTATGCGTAACAGAAACACCAGTTCCAGCCGTTATGTCGTTTACATAGTTTCCTGTCGTGTCGGTTCCGAGGGCAACCGAGTTTGGTTGAACTGTTGCGCTGATTGATACATCGCTGGTTCCATCAAACGATACAGAACCAGAAACATCGCCAGAAAGTGAGATAGTGCGTGCGTTCTGTAGGGTTGTGGCTGTAGCAGCATTTCCAGTTGTTGAGCCAGAACTTCCAGTGACATTTCCAGTGACATTTCCAGTGACATTTCCAGTGACATTTCCAGTGACATTTCCAGTGACATTTCCAGTGACTGGAGCGGAAACATGAGCAAAAGTTACTGATGCAGATGTTCCAACGGGCTGTCCGATTGAAAGAGTGTGTGTTGTTCCCTCACCAGTAGTGGCTGCTGTTGAGGATACGCCAGTTCCTGCAGTAATAGTGGCTACATAGTCACCAGTTGTCTTCGTTCCAAGAGCAATCGTGTTGTCTGGAATAGTTACCGTTCCAGTAAATGTTGGAGATTCAAGTGGTGCTTTTGCATTTAACTGAGTCTGAAGAGATGAAGAAACACCCACCAAATAATTAAGTTCGGTCGTGTTTACATTTGCTCCGTAAAGAATATTAATTTCTGAAGCAGTTGCAGTTACACCGTCGAGGGTATTTAGTTCAACAGTTGAAAGCGTGGCTCCATCAAGAATGTTGATTTCCGCTGCTGTTGCCGTTACTCCATCAAGGATGTTGATTTCGGCGGTGGTGGATGTGACTCCATCAAGAATGTTTATTTCCGATGTGGTCGCCGTTACGCCATCAAGAATATTTAATTCTGCGGTACTTGATGTGACCCCGTTGAGAATGTTGATTTCTGATGCATCAGCAATAACCCCATACAGAATATTAAGTTCAGATGTTGAAGCAAGAATTCCGTCAAGAGTGTTAATTTCTGCTGCTGTTGCAGTTACTCCAGTAAGGTCCGTAGGAGCAATTGATATCCCTGCACTACCGTCAAATGCCTGGCCAGCAATATTCTGTGGCGAAGCAAGTTTTGTTGCGGTCTGAGCGTTTCCGTTAAGTTCGCCGACAAATACTGATGCGGTGATTGTTTGCCCAACAACATTTGTTCCATAAACTCTTGCAAACTCAACTGATGCAGACTGAGAAACATCTTGTCCAATTGAAATTGATGGGATAGCGCTCGCGCCGCTATTTGAAGCGAGGAAGATTCCAGTACCAGCACCAAGCATTGACACATAGTCTCCGCTTGTATGGACACCAAGCATCGTAGTTCCGACTTGTGACTCGGTTACAGATGTGACTCTTCCATAACTATCAAGCGAAAGACTCCTCAAGAAACTGCGTGATTCTGGTCCGCTGATAACGCTTCCAGCAACAGCGGTAAGACCGATTGCATTTCCACTAAATTGAATTCCGCCGCCCTCAACTAGATTTTGTGTTCCGTCAGCCTGGGCGACAGTAATGTTATCCGTTCCAATTATGTGCGCCCTCGCTGGACCAGTTCCATATGACTCAATTACATAAGTATGACCACCGTAGACATCGCCCTCAAATGCAAAAACCATTTCTCCAGGTGTAATTGAATTTACAAATGAACCGTCAAAATCTGATGCTCTAGTTAACTTCCACTTTTCACTTACTGAGCCAACATTTGTGACAGTATAAATACCGTTGCGTTTTTCATCTGATTGATTAGCAACAAGAACTCTGTCTCCAACTTCGCTTCCGTAAAAATTATCTATAACTAAGGCTTCGTTTACTGTATTTTCGAGCGTTGCTCCAATACCATAACCGCCATCAAGGTCTAGGGAGCCATTTGTGTAGACAACTGAACCAGAAAATTCATCTCCTTGTGCTACCCGTACGCTTGGGTGGATATGGTCATCAAATAGTCTGCTCTCAAGGTAAGAGGATGTAACAATTCCGCTATAGGTGCTTCCGTCTTCTGTAATTTCCCACTTATCAAGCGACTCATTCCAGCGCAGAACAACATTTGCAGAAGTGCCGCGCTCAACTTCTAGACCAGCATTTGTTGTTGGAGAACCAGTAACATTGCTGTTCAAGACGACAATGTTGTCTTCAATGGAAAGAGTCTCAGTATTTAGTGTTGTAGTGGTTCCGTTTACGGTAAGATTGCCTCCAACGGTTACATCACCAGTTGTCTCAACTTTGGCAAATGTTACAGATGCGCTTGTTCCAACGGCCTGGCCGATTGCAACTGTTGGGCTTGAACCCTCAGAAGGAGTGTGGGTAATCGTGACACCTGTACCAGCAGTCAAATCGTTGACATAGTTGCCAGTTGTATCCGTACCAAGAGCAACAGAGTTTGGCTGGATAGTTGCGGAGATTGTTGCGTCTGTAGAACCGTCAAATGACACCGAGCCACTAACATCTCCGCTCAGCGAAATGGTTCTTCCAGTTTGCAGAGTTGTTGCTGTTGATGCGTTGCCAGTTACGCTTCCAGTTACTGGTGCAGAAACATGTGCAAATGTAACTGAAGCGCTAGTTGCTACATCTTGTCCAATCGCGATAGTTGGAGACGAGCCTTCACCTGGTGTATGAGTTACAGTGACACCAGTTCCTTGTGTCAAATCGTTGACATAGTTACCCGTAGTATCGGTTCCGAGAGCGACACTATTCGGCTGAACAGTGGCAGAGATTGAAACATCAGAGGTTCCGTTAAAAGAAACTGAGCCAGAAACATCTCCAGTTAGTGAGATGGTGCGTGCAGTTTCAAGTGCAGTGGCCGTCGATGCATTGCCAGTTAGGGGAGCAGTAACTGATGCGAATTGAACAGAAGAGGATGTTCCAACTTCTTGTCCGATTGCAATGGTTGCATTTGAGCCTTCACCAGGTGTGTGCGTAATAGAAACGCCAGTTCCCTGTGTAAGGTCTGACATGTAATTGCCAGTTGTGTCTGCACCCAATGCAACTGAATTTGGTTGAACTGTCGCAGAAATTACAACATCTTGCGAACCATTAAAAGATACTGAGCCGCTAACATCTCCTGACAAAGAAATTGTGCGTGCTGTTTCCAGGGTGGTGGCTGTATCGGCATTACCAGTCAAATCTCCAGTAACATCCGCTGAGACATGAACAAAGGTTACGGATGAAGAAGTACCAACAGCCTGACCAATTGCAATAGTCGGAGTTGCACCTTCTCCCGAGTTGTTTGTTACGGTGACGCCAGTTCCAGCAACAAGGCTCTGAACATAGTCACCCACGGTGTCTGTTGAAAGGTTTACTGGGTCATTAATCCAAACAGAAGCAGAACCATTATATCGAAGGAAGTCACCATTTTGGACACTTGTTATCGTGACATCACCGAGAGCATCAAGCGTTGCTCCTGGAAGGTTGCCAACAAAATAAGAAATTGAGTTCCAAGCAGTTGCACCAGTACCAATTTTTAACTTGCCAGTATCTGTCTCAATACCGATTTCACCCTGGGCAAGAGTCGGGTTAGCAGAAGTCCAGTTAGCAGCAGTATCCCGTCTAAGTTGAATCTGTGATGACATTACGCTGAACCTCCGTCAATTGTAGGCACGCCACCGTAAGTTGATGTAGCGAGACCTCCGTCAATATTAACACTTGCATAAATTAGGGTCCATTTTTCTCCGTCATAGCGCCATGAGCGACCAGCGGCAGAGTAGGACTGATATAGGGTGGGTGAATCTGGAAAATTAATAGCCATTATGCAGCCTCGTAACTTCCTGAAATCGTGATGTTGTCAGCAGTACCCCAACTGAATGGGCCACCATTCCCAACTGTTGCCCATGTTGTGGTTGCTGCACTAGTACCAGGAATAATTACTGCAAAACTTGATGTTGAGCCAGTGTAGTTACCATTACCAATTCCTCCGTACCAAGCGACCGTGTCATCAAGGATTGCCGCCGAAAATGTAAAATTGGAGTCATAAGCAGTTACTGGCAAACTGAAGTTCCAGTGACCCGTACCTGGGCTTGTTGTTGAACCAAAAACAAACTTTAATGAAAAGAATACGGTTTTACCTACTTGCTTATAGCGACCAGTAAGTGTTCCGTTGTTCAGCGCAAAGCCTCCAGCATCAGCAGTAATAGTTGGCGTGTATGCGGTCCATGCAGTTGACTCAATTGAAATTGTTGCAGTAGAGCCTTCGCCTGGTGTATGTGAAACAGCAATTCCTGTTCCAGCAGAGACATCAGACATATAGTTCCCGACAGTGTCAGTACCGAGATTTATTGGGTCGTTTACCCAAAGTGTTCCGTTATACTTAAGGAAGTCTCCCGATGTCTTATCAACAATGGAAACATCGTGTAGTTCGTCTAACTCGTATCCGTTTTGAGTTGCTACATAGACAATTCCGTTATTAGTTGCACGAACAACAACGCCAATAAAGACGAGGTGCTCTGGAGCAGATGGCTTTGTTTTCGTAAACGCACCATCTTCTCCAAGCCATAAAACATCGCCAGAGGCGTACCCAGTAGAAAGGTCAATCCCGTCTACATACCCACGAGTAACTACTGGACCATTTTCTGACGCAGCAATTGGGGAGGCAACCAATCCAACTGTTTTGGAAGATGTTGTATCAGAGTCGTTGTCTGCTCTTTTTACAGTTGCATGGTCTCCTGTTGCTCCAAAAAGATAAACAACAGTTCCAGTCGTAAGTGTTGTTGCCTCGGCATTACGAACATAAGTTGCTGTTGAAGCATACTGATTAACCCAGTTAGTACCGTTGTAGACAAGAGATTCGTACTCTAATGGAGAAGTAATAACAACATCTGAAATTTCATCAAGGTTCACACCAGAGTTAACAACGCTTGCGCTGATGGCGATATCGGAAGTTCCGTTAAAGGAAGCCGAACCAGACAAGTCGCCAGAAAGAGATATCGTTCGTGCAGTCTGAAGCGATGAAGCAGTTGAGGCATTACCAATAAGTGGTGCTGTGACCGCTGCAAACTGAACCGAAGACGAAGTTCCTACTGCTTGACCAATGGCAACTGTTGGAGTAGCACTCTCGCCAGAGTTGTTGGATAAAGAAATACCAGTTCCAGCAACTAGTGACTGAACATAGTCACCAATTGTGTCTGTGGAGAGATTTACCTGGTCATTTGTCCACACTGAAGCAGAACCGTTATACCGAAGGAAGTCACCATTAATTTTAGTAGAGAAAGCGACATCTGACAATCCACTCAGTGTTTCTGGATTACTTGTTGAGCCTCCGCCACCTACTTCAATCCAGAATAAGTCATAGTAAACAAAAGTTTTACCAGTATCAGATTCAAACCAAAGGTCACCTTCTTCTGCGCTCGCAGGAGGAGTGTCGGAAACGGTAAGCGATGCATTCCCAGTTCCACCGCCGCTCGCAACAGATGCAGAAACAAACTTTGTTCCGTTGAATACGAGTGCATCTCCAGTTGTGGCACCATTTGGGTCAATCTGTGTCCCAGCAACGAATAATCCAGCAGACTTAAAAGTGTCGTCTGTTTTTAGTACAGATGCTTCATCACGATAAAGATTCGTATCACCAGCGCCAGAGCCAGGACCCCATGTGATGCGTCCGCCCGCTTCTACCTTTAGTCGCGCAAAAGATTCTTGGTCAAGAAATACAGTAATGCCGTCTGAGCCTGCCGATGACAGATTCTTAATCGTTACGGGTACTGTAAATTTTTGAGCCATGACCTCAGTCAATCTCTTGTATGAACCCCACGGGGTTGTTTTTATTAGCCAGTTACAACAATAGTAAATTCGTTGCTATCTACTGCACCGTTGATTGTAACAATAACAGTATTTCCGTTAGGTCGGGTCACATCTGTAATTACTGTTGCGTTGCTATTTGCAACTTCGTAAACCTGGACAATAACATCAGTAGTTCCAAAGTTGTGAGTAACTGTAGTTGTTGAAACTCCACCAGAGTGTGCCGTGTTTCCCTGCTTAGCAATTCTGGCAAGAGTTGGCGTACTGGTTGTTCCAGCAGTAGTTGCAGCAAGATTTGCTCGTGCATCTGCTGCAGTTGAAGCACCAGTACCACCGTCTGCGACGGCAATATCTGTGCCGTTCCATGTACCAGTAGTAATTGTTCCCAGTGTTGTGATGCTGTCATCACCAACATAGGTACTTGCCGAAACTGCCGCAAGCGCTGCGCTATAGGCCTGAACATTGGTTCCAATTGTAAGACCAAGAGTGTCTCGCATTGCGGATGCATCTGCATCGTCCAAAAGTGCACGCGCTGCTGAGGTGAAGTCTGCAACTGATGCGCTTCCAGAACCAGTGAAGTATGGCAGTTTATTTGCAGCAGAAGTCAGACCAGCAAGTGCTGCGAGTTCTGCATCGTAAGCCTGAACATCAACACCGATTTCGAGGTCAAGAGCAACTCTTGCATCAGCAGCAGTTGTTGAACCAGTACCACCATGCTCTATCGGTAGGGCGCCAGTTACTGCATCGCCGTCTGCGAGGTCCAATGCTCCCCATGTAGCAGTTCCAGAGCCAGCAGAAAGAAGGACTTGACCAGCAGTTGCTGAAGACTTTACAGCGAGGTCATCGTTGCCATCAACATAGATGGTTACATCGTCATCGTTTACATTGAGGGTTGAGCCATCTTTTGATAGACCATCACCAGCAGTGATTTGACCAGTACCAGAGAACTGTGTGAAGAGGATTGCAGTTGAGCCAACAGTTATTGAACCATTAGTTGCAACAACAAAACCAGAGTCTCCGTTTGCGGTACCTTCTTCAACGAAAGTAAATGCACCAGGAGTTACTTCTGCAGAGGAGTCAAAGTCGGTTGCGCGAGTTGGTGCACCAGTTGCATTAACAGTGTAAATACCGTTGTCAGCATGGGCTACACCGCCAACACCTTGGTCTTTAATCAGGATTCGGTTACCAGTTGCAAGGGTTACACCGTCAATGATGCTTCCGTTAGCAACTTCTGTAGAGAGGTTTACGGTCGCTGTGGTTGCGGCGCGAACTGACTGCTTAACATCAAGTCCAGAGCGAGCAGCATCCACATAGCCTTTTGTTGCAACATGGGCATCGTCTGTAGGCGTTCCGAACTTTGCCTGGCTGCTGGCATCTCGGATTACCAGTTTGCTCGCAGTTGCCTCAGAGGTGGCATCTGCCAACTTCGAGAAGTCCGAAGCGGACATCAAACCAGCGCTTGCAGAACTTGCAAGGTTGGCGGTGATTGAAACTACACCATTTGCCTCATTGATTGTGAGTGCTGAGGACTGGGAGCCAGCAGAAGTTACACCCGTAACCATCTTTCGCCATGCGGAGGCGGTAATATCGTAAACCTTGACGACACCCTCGGTGCTATCAAAAATCAATCGGCCATCGAATAGGTTAGTATTCGGCTCGCTGGCCAATACTTCAAAAGTACCCTTAATCAGTTGATTTTGATTAAGGTCTAAGTTTGTTACGAATTTCATCTAAAAACCTCCATAGCGGGTGCGCGCACCCCTAAGAATACGCTTTTTTATGCTTAAAGTGTGCGAAGGTATTTAGGAAAGAAAGGCTTTTCCAGAGAATGCGCTAGTAAACGATACGGTAAGGCTGTTCTCGTCTATATAGGTGACTTCCCCCATTACATGAGACAGGGCGGAGTCTACAATTGACACATTTGGGTAAAATTTGAGATTGTGCGCAACT